TAAAATAATTGTTTCATGTAAGTCTGACATCCTTCTTTATCTTTTGTATAAAATTCATAAATATCTTTATATTCACATTCAAGTATTCTATTCTCCCAATCATACTTTTCAGACAATTTGTTAGAAACATCTATGCCTGTGTAATCATTGTCAAATAGAAATATCTTCTTTGTAAATAAAAGATCTATCATTTGTACTTTTTCAGGTGGTATATAAGCACCTTCATTTTGCAATGCTATTGCTGGCATTCCTAAATGATAATCTAAGAATATTCTATCTTTTTGAGATTTAGTTATAACTAATTGATCTGTTATTGTAGAATAATGTATTAACTTGTTATAACCAAATATATCTTGATTAGAACAATTAGAATACCATTTAAATTGCTGATTAGGCCAATATAACTTTACATGATCTGATTCAGGAAAATAATAAGCGATTGTATTTACTAATTTAGGATTGTGATACTTGTTTTTAGTCCACTCACCCTTTTCCTGTATCCAATAATCTTCAACTAAAAATATTAATTCTTTGTTTAGTTGAGCATTATCCAACATAAATAAATTATCTTGGTTGAAGGGTTTATGAGTAAACCTAATTTGTGTATTTAATTTTAAAGTACGTGTATCCTTAATTGGTAAAGACTTATCAGATGTATTATAGATTTCTTGTAATGCATCTTGATAACTTAACTGCTTAACTTCCCTTACAACATCAAAGATAGACCAATATAGTTTACCTTTGTAAGTTGCGTTATCTACAAAATATAATAATCCAGAATGCCACACAAAGCGGCATCCTGGACTACTATCTTTTCTAAATGGAGATACATATTTCTTATTAAGATCTGGATAAATACCCAAATAGTTAAGAAATACTTGCTCTTGAGAAATTATGTTCAACAGTTCTTTACTGTCTATATATAATCTCTTAGTAGCATTATACACTCCAGTCAGATGTTGAAGGATTAGAAGGAATGTTATTTAGAGTTTTAGTCTTATCATATTTCATAAACTTTACAGTAAATGGAATTTTGATAAGATCTGGATCCTTAGTTACCCTTTCAGTAAGCTTACCTTCAGCCCATTCATTTGCTGGGCCAGAAAACATGATTTTACTCAAGTTAAGTGTGCGATATGGAATAGCCATATTACTTCTTGTTACAGTAGAACCATTATCTAATACAACATCACGCTCTTTAACACCTACCGGCATACTTACAAAGAGATTGTTTTCATTAGCCCATGCAGCTAATTTATTCCAACCAGAATAATCACCAGCATATACAGCAGCAGCATCTTGCTTAAGACTTGCTGTCTGACTAGCGAAATCTTGATCTCCTTCAAACTTAAGACCGTCTGCTTTAAGGAAAGACATAACAATAGTCAATAAATCAGATTCACCAGTTACCAATGGTCTGTGATCTGCAAATTCAGGCTTAGGATTTGCTTCACCTTTAGCCTTAGCCCATACAATATCACCATGAGTAGTTACAATCTGATAATTACCAGTTTCATAACTTGGCTTACTATTACCAATATTAAGAATAATTCTCATTGGGCCAACAGTCTCACCATTAAACCATACATGAAACGGACGTACCATTTGTCCTTTGTTATCTTGAACCAAATCATAATTAGGTTCATAGTTAGCATCTCTACCTTGCCACTGGCTAATCTGTTCTTTAGTAGGATTAACTCCTAACAATTTAAAAGATTCTAAACCTGTGTAAAGGGATGGTACGTTAGTTTGTTTTTGTGTTGCTTGATACATATTTATTTTTAATTAATTGAATGAATTCTTCTGTTGTGCGTAAATCAAAGTTAAAGCTTAATGCTTCTGTGATAATATAACTTTCTAATAATCCAGTATTAATTGAGGTAATTCCCAATTCTTCAATAACATCATATTGAGTTAGATCTTGTGTAGAATAAAAGAACTTTTGACTTTTAAAGCATCTTACTCCAACTTTAAAATCAAGATCTACTTTAATTGAAGCCTTAACATAAGTTAAATCTGCTTCAATCTTATTTAACATTTCTTGCTTTTTATCAGCAACTCTTTGCATACCTTCTTTAGAAAGTTCTGAAAGAATTACATTCATAAAGCTTTCGATTTCATCTCTTGATAATCTCATTGAATGAATATTTGATTCCAGTTATTTTTAAACCTTTTGGGTTCTCCAGTAATATTATAATCAGGATTTTCAAGCTCAAGAATAACAAATTCCTGATTACTTAAATGTGGTGGTCTAGCACCAGTAGCTAAGTCCTGCTCATGCGTTTTGAATGATAAAATTGTTTGATTTGCATTGGTAGGATTTCTGAAAAGGTACATTATATTCAGATTGAGTCGTAAATTCAATCCCGTAGTTTTACTACTGCTTAATATTTCTATTAAGTTTAGACTATATCATCTTCCTCTCTCAAAGTAGGAAGTTCCCCTTTTCCATCACCATTAACTTGTAATGTACTCTCTTTAGAGATAGTCGTTGAACCTTTATATAAATTTAAATTATTATAAACAGAAATAATCATTTCTATCCAGTCATTATATGAAAGAGTGCCCTTAGAAAAATTACATCTTCCACAACAAGACACACAATTCTCCATAACATATCCAATATTATTATTTATTCTATCAATACCATTATACATAAAACCAGAAGTATCTACAAACTTTCTTTTATTACCTTTCCAAATTTGTGCTGGTTTACATCCGCAGTAAAAGCAATTACCATCAAAAAAGTATTTGGCTTCTTCAAAGGAAAGATTAAATTGAAGGTTTCTTAATTCTGCCCCTTTTTTATAATTTGTATATATTTGATTATATAGAGCAAGAAAACCTTTCTTTGTAGATCGTGCAACAATTAATTCCACACTATAACATCCACAGGATTTTGTTTTTCCGTTAACTAAATCATATGTTGCAACTTCTCTGATTATACCACAATCACATTGACACAATAATTTTCTATTATTTTGAACATTATTAAGAATTGTCCATCTATTAAATTTTTGACCGAATTTCTATTTTATATTTCATTTTTAAATTTATATACTTGGCTGCTGATTGCCTTCATCATATATGTTAAGGGTTTCCAGCAATTAAGGGAATGCTATAAATATATTACTATATTTAAGGGCTACATTTTAACCTATTGCGTCCGCCTCGGCGCACACTATATTTTTAAGTTTACCTGTCAACTGTAAATCCTTTGCTTGTAAATCTTTACCTTGTTTATTAATAGAAGAATTCTTAACGTGACTAACTAAAATAAAACATTTGTTGCATCTATTCTCAAGAGGCTTGAGCAACTCGTCAAATGCTTTTCTCAACCAATCATAACCTCCACCTTGAGGTAATTCTGCAACCACATCTTTCCCTGCAAATGATTTTCCAATAGGAGTGTTTTTATACAAAACCGTTGCAAATGTTCTAGCATACTCTTCTAATGCTGAAGTAGTATCAATTGCAAGATAATCATATGGATACTTCCCATGTTGCTTGTAATAATCATCTAATTTCTTACCAAGTTCTTGAATAACTACTAATGGATTTGTAGAATTCTTTCTGATGATATCTACAATATCTAACTTTGTACATTCAACAAATTCTGCACCTTGCTCTAAATCAACAATAAGATGATTTGGTAATTTACTAATTGCTTCTGTTTTTCCGTGCTTTAGTATGAGCAAATAATACTAAACGTCTTGGATTTTTTGCTACCACTGCTGTTGTTGTTGGTAAATCAAACATTAATTATTTTGTTTTTATAAGTGAATTAAATTCTGGTGTTCCTGGTTTTGGTAATTCTGAAAACTTGTTACCTATACCATCAAACCACATGGCCTTAGCTAATCCTGCTATGCCACTTCTATGTTTAATAAGATGAAGTGATCTGAAATTATCATCAAAATCTTTCATGTTGTAATTTAGATAGTTATTAATTTGATACTTAATAGGATTAAACAATCCTAAAGTTACCATATAATCTCTACCTACTAACTTGTTATCACCAAGTTTAGTTTCTGAAGGTTCTAACCTTCC